ATGGCCCATATGCGAAAAGCAATAAATACATACCATGGCCCACGTTCAACAGCGTGGTCGGAGAGCGGGGCAGCGCGTGCAGGCTGCTCGCCGCAGGTTAGTGGAGGTGGAGGACCAAACATACACCGATTTGGTCCCACGCGTCGCTTTGACCAACAGAGTTGGCGACGGGGAGTTGTTGGCATATTTGCGCCAACAAGCAACCGGCAGGCAACGAACAGTCCAGCTGGAGGTGGGGTTATGGCAGAAAGGTGCTGCCTGGCTACGGATGAAGGACGACAATATCACGGAGGTGCGAATCGAACGGCTACTCCGACAGTGCGTCCCACTAGTCATGAAGGAGACCCCGGGCGACAGAGCCCTAGCGGCTTGTGTGGCGAACCGGACGTTCTACCAGTCGCTCCAACGCGCGAACGAATACGCTGCGGGAGTGTACAAGAACCAGAAAGTGAGCTGGACAACCGCGTTAGGCATAGGGTCTGCGCTAGGATTGTTGGGCGCCGCCGGCGCGAGGAGAGTGACTAGTAACAACAAGTTAGTCATTGGGGTGGCGGCTGTGGCGGCGATTGCAACCACGGCTGCGGCACGTTGGTTCGGGCGTACAACCCGGACCATACCGTTGCGCTGAGACTGTGCGGTTCGGGCTTCTGCTGTTTGCGCGTATCCCAAGAGGATCGAAGCACTCGCGGCAGGCAGCAGGCTGGCCGAAGTTGCGATCTGTCACAGTAGCAAACGGGTCATCGCGCGAAACAGGCCAAATATCGAGGGCTTGTATAATGTAACAACGCACGCAGACTGTATGTGCAATGAGTACATAGCAGCTGCGAATAGGGTGTGTAATGAGGTACCTACCGTAACACCATTAGGTGAGTACTGGCTGAAGAGGTCATTCAGGAGAATACGCCGAAGGCTGGGGCATGTTGAACCTATGAGTGAAGAGCAATTTGTGGACACCTACAGCGGCAAGAAAAAGACACGGTACGAGAATGCTGTGCAGTCGCTGAGAGATAAGGGTTTCCACCGTGGTGACCGTTGGGTTTCCGCGTTTGTAAAAGCTGAGAAGTTCAATCCGGATGCCAAGAAAAATCCGGATCCTAGAATGATTCAGTCTAGGAATGCCCGCTACAACGTCACTGTGGGAGTCCACTTGAAGGCGATGGAGAAGCGGTTGTATGACATGCGCGGAAGTGATGGCTTACGTATTGTCGCGAAGGGTTTGAACAGCCTACAACGGGCCAAACTGTACAAGCGAAAATGGGACTTGTACGATGACCCAGTGGGCGTGTGTTTGGACTGTTCGCGATGGGATGGCCATTGCGATGTGAAGCTCCTTGAACAGGAGCATGCTGTGTATTTGTCAATGAACCCGGATCCGGTCCTCAAGCAGGCGTTGGCGTGGCAGCTATTGAATAAATGTCGCACTGCCAAGGGCAATATTGTGTACACCGTCCGAGGCAAGAGGATGTCTGGCGACATGAATACGGCGTTGGGCAACTGCCTGGGTATGATTGGCTGCATGGGTGCGGCTATGGAGTACCTAGGCGTTGACAAGTACTCACTATTGGACGACGGAGATGACTGTAGAGTCATAGTCGAGCGAGCTGATTATAACAAGCTCCGTGGTTTGCCCTTCTTCTTTTTGGAGTTGGGCCATGAGTTGAAGGTGGAGGATGTTCGTGACACATATGTTGGAACCATATTCTGCCAAAGTAGACTCATTGAGGGCCCTAGGGGAGTGCAATTTGTGCGAGACTGGAAGAAAGTTTTGTCCCAGGATTGTGCAGGTTCACACCACTGGACCGATCCGCGTGTGGCGCCCGACATGATGACAGCCATCGGAGTTAGTTGTATGGCCGAAGCCGCGGGTTTACCTGTGCTGCAGGCCTTTGCTAGTAGGGTTACCGAGTTAAGTTCCGGCGTCATGCCGAAGTGTTCGATAACTGAGGAGGAAGTCCTGGCGCGCTATAGACGAGAGTTGAAGGGTTGGAACGGGCCAGTTAGGCCGCTCCCTATCACACTCGCGGCGCGCCTCTCGTTTTGGGAGGCTTTTGGCGTTGACTTAGATAGCCAGCGGCATATTGAGGACCAGATACAATGTTGGACACCATTGGTAGACGTCTATGACGACATAGGCCCGGAGAGAACAGCCGAATGGCGCGATTTGACCCCCCCTGATTTAATTCCCTCCATTGTTTGTTGAAACACCTAGGGGAATGACGGGATACCAGCAACTAGTCGTATAGGTGCCCTGGAAGCGGAAGCAGTCAACGACAACGTTGTACTAGGCGCTGACAAGGCTAGACTGGTACCCCTGATGCGCTGGACCACGGCACGGTGGCCCTATATGCGACCCCGAAGTGTGGATGCAACCAATCTAATCTACTTGTTTAGTTGTCCGTCCCTTTGTCCGTCCCTTCCTATTGTTTGTGAAGTGCCAGCCCACACGCAAAATGTTCAGCGGCCTGTTAGAAGGCCGCTGGGGGCAGCGTGTGCGCACCTCCCTTTATATCAG